TTATTTATGAAATATACGAGCTTTATCACGTTGCCAGTCACGTTCTTTTTCAGTTGCACGTTTATCGTGGAGTTGTTTACCTTTCACGAGTGCAATTTCAAGCTTGACTAGATGACCTTTCCAGTAACACGCTAATGGAACGCACGAATAACCTTTTTGGTTCACTGCACCCATAAGCTTTTCAAGTTCACGACGAGATAATAATAATTTACGTGTACGTGTAGCTTCCGGCACGATATGTGTAGATGCAGAAAGGAGCGGTTGAATTTGTGCACCAAATAAAAATGCTTCACCGTTTTTAAAAATGACATAACTTTCTGTCAAACTCATACGACCAGCACGTAAAGACTTTACTTCCCAGCCGAGTAAAGACATGCCAGCTTCAAATTTTTCTTCGATAAAATAATCATGACGGGCACGTTTATTTTGTGCGATGGTTCCGCCATTATGTTTCTTTACTACTATCTTGTTCATCTTAACCTTTTGAAAATGATCAATTAAATTCTAAATGGCTAGAGTGTTACCCGTTTAATTACCCGTTTTTAAACACACTCGACTTAAAAGAAAGCCTGCAATTAGCAGGCTATCATATCAGAATTATCTTTGTGTTTTTCGACAACTTTCTTAACACTAGATTCGTGCCAAAATACCTCTTTGTCACTTACCTTGATAGGTTGAGGAATTTCACCATTCTTAATCATGCGATAGAATTTAGTGCGGCCAATAGACATTAGCATCATAAACTCTTTAGCACGTACACGACGATCAATTTCCATTCACCCCTCCTTACTTTCCGCTTTCATAAAAGTAATCCAATGCGTATTGCTGCGCTTTCCACTAATGTGGCCAAACAATGGCTTTTGATCAGTTAACTCTAAAAGTTCACTTACCTTGATCTGTGTTTCATTCCATTTGAAAATTAAAACACCTCCATTGGCCAACACACGAAAGCACTCTGCAAACCCTTTGCGAATATCCTCGCGCCAATCTTCTGACAACTTCCCATACTTGGCAGCCAACCAACTTTGTTTACCAGCTTTCACTAGGTGAGGTGGGTCAAACACAACTAAAGTGAATTGGCCATCTTTAAATGGCATGTCGCGAAAATCCATCATCACATCTGGTTCAATCACTAAAGAACGACCATCACACAATGTGTGTTCTTCTTTTCTGATATCGCCATAGACTACATTTGGATTTTGACGATCAAACCACATCATACGAGAGCCGCAGCATGGATCTAAAATTTTTGCATTCATCCCTCAGCTCCTGATTCAACATCCAACAACATGCTGCCTTCCTCTGGATATTCGGTCATCCAAAAGTAATAGCCTTTGCCACTGTGTCCATCTTCAAAAAATTTAATAGTTAGTTCAGTTTCAAGTTGATCTAAATCATTTTCACCATCTGGATTTACAAATTCGAGAAGGCTTTTTAATTGGTGACCATTAAGAGTTATGCTCATTGTTCAGCTCCCGATTCGCTTGCTTCTTTTAGTTGCTTCCAATGAGTTACTTTTTCTTCAATAAAATAACTAGAATACTCATCACCAATGTAAGCCGTATTTGCATACCATCCTTCCTTGATATAACCGCAGCCGCGCTCTTCGTCATAGTCATACCAATCATCATCACCATGATACTCTTCAGTGAACTTAGGAATAAAATGAGCCACCATGTAGTTTTGGTTCTTAACTGGATTTGCATCTATCAAAACAAGCACATTACGCAATGACTCAGGCATGCGATCTTCAACCGAAATCCACTCGGGCACCGCCTGAGCTTTGGCTTTTTCTAGCTCTGCATCACGATGCTTTGCACATCTAAGCCAAGCATCCCAACGGCTATTCATGTTGCTTATTTCTTTCTGAGCAATTTCAGAAGGATTGTTTGATCTAGTCATAAACAGTTCATGCTCATGACTAAAAATAATGTCTCTTCTTCCTTTGTAATATTGGAAGGTGTTCAGAAAAGCCTCTCTTTCCTTATTCAAATCTGTCATGCTGCCACCTTCAATGTTTTAATTGCGTCATCTATAGCTTTATTGAATTTACGAACATCTTGCTCCAAAGCTTCTATTGCTAAGTCTTTAGCAAAGACACGGATAATAATGATCTGTAGTCCTTCTGGTAGACGTGGGTCATAGCTCACAAAGTCACACCATTCACGACCAGTACAAGACAATTGGCATGTAATCTGAGGGATATACTCATCTGGCACTTGCTTAGTCAGCAAGGTATTCAAATGCGTTGTAGTGTCTGGGCACTTAACTTCGATTTGACCATCTTCATTAACAAGTCCATCTGGTGAAGCCCCGAACATTTCAATGAAAGGGTGGTCAATTAAACCCGTTCCGACTACAAAGTTACCCGTTTCATTTTCATAAGCTGCTATTGCATGAGGCTCGTTATCGATACCCCATTGCATTACTGAATTAGTTGGGATTTCCTTCTGAACGCCAGTGAGGCGCTCAGCTAGAATAGTTAAACCCAATGCATTTAAAGCTTTGCCTTTGTTTGGCTTTGCATTTAAATCTTTAACTCGGCTTGCTGTGACTTTGCCACAGCGTTCCGAATGCCAATCTTCACTACGCTGGAGAATGTTCATACACTTGTCCTTGTGGTTGATCAGCATTTTGTGCTGCTTCTTTTAATGAAACGCTATGCTTAGTCCAGAAGTATTTTTTGCAGTCGCCCTGAGGCAATTCAGCGTAGCCAGTTTGCAAGGCTTCTGTGCCTTCCATTGACAAAGCGCGCATGTTATCTAAATGCTGCTGCTCATAGGCTTCATAACCTTGAGGGACATCTGAACTAACAGTCTGAACGGTAGGGATATGACAATCATCAATACGACGAGCTTCGTCTTCGTCATAAATACCTGAGAAGCCGAAGGCAACACGGGCACATTGAATTAAAGCCTTATGACGTAGCATCCGTTTTGGGTATTTTTTCCAAGGTTCTGAATTACCCTGACATTCAGACAAGTATTCAGTTACAACAGTAGGGTGGTTACGGTCTTTACGGAAAATCTTGCATGTGCATGACTCGTCGTCTTGTTCAAACTGGATACCATCACATACAGGATTGTCATTAATAATGCGCGCCCACCCATCAATACCAACAACTGGTGTGATGCCCCCACCTTTGGCAGGGAATGCATAAATTTCTTTTGTAAAAGGATTTAGCTTGTACTGGTTTGCAACAATTAATAGAGAGAGAAATTCATCATTTGTTGCTTTCTTAAATACTGTATTAACAAGAGTATTTGCTAACTCAGCAGGATCAACATCTTGCATATTAAAAGCTGATGCAATCTTGCTAACTTGCGACAAAACAATATTACTCATCTTCTAATCCTCAAAACTTAATAGATACGTGTGGAACTAGGCCTTTATTGATTGCCTGCAAAATCTCTTTGCTTTTTGCTTCATCAATACCCAAAGCCAATAAACCTTTAAGTGCTTCATTACAGATTTTTTTACGGTGTGCTTGGTTAGCTTGGCGCGCTTCTTCTGCTTGGCGTTCTGCCTCTAGCTTTGCTGCTTGTTCAGCTTCAATACGTTTACGTTCTGCTTCGGCTGCATGTTGTGCGCGCAATTCAGCAGCTTCTTTTTCAGCAACTAAACGAGCTTCACGTTCAGCGGCTTCACGTTTTTCACGCTCTGCTTTTGCAATAGCTTCTTGTTTTTCACGCTCTACACGTTCTGCCGATGGCCCAGCAATGACAGCAACAGAAGTGCATGTCCGGGTTGACTTAATTCGTCAGCAATTAGGGCCGCTTTATGGTCGTTGGCAAGCTGAATTACTAACACCTTTGTTAGAGCGCACTTTTGGGCTTGCGTATCGTGCTGGTGCAATTGGTGAAGCACCTGAAGAGATGCAAGGTCGCAACCTGTCATTCAAGTTTATTTCTGCTCTTGCTCGTTCACAGCAATTGGAAGAAGTCACAGCAATAGAGCGCTTCTTAGCTGGCTTGTCAAATGTTGCACAAATCGATCAATCAATTCTCGACAACGTAGATATGGATGCCGTGGCTCAAGTCTCAGGTATGGGCTTAGGTGTGCCTACAGCAATTCTCCGCACTCAAGAACAGATCGATGCAATCCGCAAACAACGTCAAGAAGCACAACAGCAAGCCGCACAACAAGAACAAGCACAAAACTTGGCTCAACCACTCGCTAATGCAGTCGGTAAAGGGCTTGAGTCTGAATTAACTAGTGAGACAAGACAATGATTTATGGCCTTTTTATAGCGGCAGTTCTTGCCTTTATCGTGGCTGCTGCATTCGCCTTTGCTTACAAAGTTCGTAGTGAAGAATGCGAAGAAAAGTATTGGGAAGAGAATCGTGTGCATTTAGGTACCACTACCCAATTGTCTACATCACAAGATGAATTAGGCAAAGCAAATCTACGCATTGAGCAGCTTGAAGAAAGCTTACGCAACAAGGAACAGAAGCCAGAAGAAATCGGTGCTTTTGTTCAGCACAGAGCCTTGCGTCCTGCAACGCCAGAAACATATCGAGTCGTATTTGATCTGGATCTAAACGGTCAACGCGTACTCGAGCATCTAACACAACGTTATTGCCGCAATGCCTTCTCAAATACAGACCGTGAAACCAATTACAAGCTTGGTCAGCAAAGCGTTGTGGCTGGAATTATTAACGAAATCAACAAAGCAAATGACCCTAATTACAGTGAGGTAGAGAACGATGCTTAATGAACAACAAGAGACAAACACAGAAAACGTTCAAGCAACTGAACAAACTCAAACAACACCTGTGGATACAGCAACGCCACCAGTTGAAAGCCAAACTCAAGAGCAAAAACAGCCAGAAGCAGAAACAGAAACCAAGCCAGATATTCCTGAATCTGCTGACGCTTACAAAGTGGAGTTGGAAGGCTTTGATTTCGATGCATTCAAATCTAATGAAGATAACAAGGCTTTTTTAGAAAGTGCTCATCAAGCTGGACTAACCAATGAACAAATGGCTGTGGTGATGAAGGCTTACGAGCAGCATACAGCCGTGCAAGTAGAAGCGCTTCAACAGGATTGGGGTAACGATTACGAAGCTAACTTGCGTTTCGCCAATCAAGCAATTCAAGCGGCTGGCCTGCAAACAGCAGATGTGGACTCTCCAACATTCGGTATTCGTTTAGCTGCCTACTTTGGCAAGGCATTACAAGAAGATATGCCGCCTCAAAACACCCAACAAAGCGGTGCCGAGAACATTCAAGAATTGATGGCATCAGAGGCGTACATGAATGAAAGTCATCCTGACCATAAGCGTGTTACTGCCCAAGTTCAAAGTTATTACCAAAAGACATATGGCTAGGGGGCTAACCAATGGCGAATGAAAATAAAATCACGGCAGCGTTTGTAATTCAGTATCACGATACTTATGAAATTGCAGCAATGCAAAATGAGTCTCGATTGCTGAAGACTGCTGTAAATCGTGGAAAAATTCAGGGTGAATCATTCACTATCAACGATATGGGACAGGTTGAAATGTCTCCATCTGGTAACCGTTTCGGTGATACCACTTGGACCATTCCAGATGCAGGTGTACGTACTGCATTAATGGCAGATTATGACTTGTTCATCCCAATTGAAAGCCGTGATTTACCAAAACTTAAAGCTGTACCAACAGATAAATACATGAAGAACTTGATTAATGCGCGTAACCGCAAAATCGATGACATCATTTATCAAGCACTTGTTGGTGGCGTAACACGTACAACTGTAAACGATGCTGGTGTTAAATCTACTGGTACTGTGAATTTGCCGGCTGGTCAGATCATTCTTTCAGGCTTCGGGACTTTGAAACAGCAAATCATCAAAGCTAAATCAATTTTCCGTGCAAACGAATGTGATGAGCATAATGGTGAGACACTAAACATCATTTACACCGCTTCAATGCTTGAAGACATCTTAGGTGATACTACCTTAACTTCTGCTGATTTTATGGCAGTTAAGATGCTTCAAGAAGGTGCTGTGTCTGGTAAGTGGTTAGGTGTGAACTGGATCCCTTACGAAAAACTTAACAATGGCGCTGGTGGTGCTACCGAAAAACGTACGGTGATGTATACAAGCTCAGCCGTTCATTTTGGTGATGCTGATATTACTGGCTTCGACATTTCAAAACGTCCAGACAAAAAGAACATTTCACAAGTAGGTGGTGTTCATTCATTTGCGGCTGGCCGTGCAAACGAGCAAAAAGTAGTTGCTATTGATTACTTAGTGTAAGTGCTTTCACCCCACTGTTAGGGCAGGCGGTGGGGTGCTTTTTATACTCAATAAAGAAAGGAACATTAAAATGACCAAGCCAGTAACAGAACAAGAATTAGCTGAAAAAGCTGTAGCACCACGCGTAACGAAAGCAGATATTGATGCTTTAATGGCACGTGTAACCTATACAGTTGAACAACGTCCGGGTGGAACGACTTCAACTTTTGTTCACGCATTCCTAGATGGAGAATTCTTTCTAGCAACAGGCGTTAGTGCATGTGTGAATGCTGAAAATTTTAATGCTGATATTGGTGAAAGAATGGCCCGTGGCAATGCTGAAAAGCATGCTGAAAATAAGCTTTGGGAGCTTGAAGGTTATCGCTTATTTACTGCTCAAGTTCAGCAAAATGAAAAATATTGTTCTGATGAACGCCCTTGTGTTAACTGCTTTGCTGATCAAGGCAAATGCTTAGATAGTCCTATCTAACACCCAACAAAACACATCAAAACCCCGAAGAAACTATCCAAAAAGCTTCGGGGTTTTCTTATGTCTGTATCTAAAGTCACCATTTGCAATAATGCATTGAGCATGATTGGCGGGCAGCAAATTGCTAGTTTTGAGGAAGATTCAAAATTGGCTCAAACGTGCCGCAATCTATATGACACTACGCGCTTATCTATACTGCGCTCACATCCTTGGTCATGCGCCAAAAAACGGCAAATCTTATCTCCAGTCTCTACATATCCAAGCTTTGGCTATGCTCATGCATTTCCACTACCTAGTGATTACGTTCTGATTATTTCGGCTAACACTGAACGTTATGAAGTCGAGAACCGATATATCTTGGCCGACACTGAAGTAATTCACCTTGAATACGTTTTTGACAACGATAATGAGCAAACTTGGGATGCAATGTTAGTTGAAGCCATGACGTACAAAATGGCATCTAAGCTTTGTAAGCCAATCACGGGAAGTGATGCGGCTGGTCAATCTGCAGAAGCACAATTCCAGTTTTTGATTAAGCAAGCACGTACCGTGAATGGTCAAGAGCGACCAAGCCAAGACGTTCAGTACGCAGAATCAAGTTACTATTGGGAGCGCTTCTAATGAGACAGTGGATCCTAAAAAATAACCTGAGTTCTGGTGAATTAAGCCCGTTGCTTTGGACACGCACAGACATTCAGCAATATGCAAACGGTGCCAAAAAATTGCTTAATGCATTGCCTTTGGTTGAAGGTGGGGCAAAGAAAAGACCAGGCACAAAGTTTCGTTCTATTTTTGCAGGGGCATTACGTTTAATTCCGTTTATTGCAAACTCAGAAAACACCTATTTGCTTATCCTCGGTGTTTCTTTCATCAAGGTTTATAACCCAAGAACATATGCGGTTGTTTATGAAACTGTGACACCTTACAACACGGCTCAAAAAGTGCGTGAAGTACAGTATGCACACACTAAATACCGCATGTATTTCGTTCAAGGTGATACACCTGTACAGCGTTTACTGTGTTCTGCTGACTTTACTAACTGGCAATTTGCGGCTTTTACATTTGGCGTGAATCCTAATGATGAGTTAGGCAGCACTCCAAACGTAGCATTATCTCCATCCGGTACAGAAGTTGGAAAAGTTATTTCCTTAACTGCTTCATCGTTTCCAAACTGGACAAACACAGAGACTTACTTAACTGGTGATCGGGTTATTCACAATAGTAAGACTTGGCGAGCAACCGCAGACAATAAGGGAGTAGAGCCTTCTGCGACTACACCAGAATGGGAAGAAGTAACTAACGAAGCTGCAAACGTTTTTACACCTTCAAGTGTAGGTTCAATTGTTGAAATTAATGGTGGACAAGTAAAAATAACTCAATATGTAGACCCTTCTCGTGTAAATGGTGAGGTTTTAGTAAAACTGACTTCTGCAGTACAAGCTATTGCTAAGTCTTGGGTTTTAAAAAGTATCGCATTTAGTGCTACAGCTGGTTACCCAAAGGCAGTATGTTTCTTTAAACAGCGCTTAGTATTTGCCAATACAAAAACAAGTCCTAATCAGATGTGGTTTAGCCGGATTGGTGATGACGGCAATTTCTTAGAGACAACTCAAGATGCAGATGCATTTAGCATTGCTTCAAGCTCAGCCCAATCTGACAATATTTTGCATCTATCACAACGGGGTGGCGTGGTTGCATTAACTGGTGGAGCTGAGTTCTTAATTAACTCTCAAGGCCCTTTAACACCAGCTTCAGCACAGATTGATGAGCACACTTCTTATGGTGTTCAGGCAAATGTTAAGCCATGCCGCGTGGGTAATGAACTGCTTTTTGTACAACGTGGTGGTGAGCGCTTACGTGCCATGTCATACCGTTATGAAGTTGACGGTCTTGTCTCGCCTGAATTATCACAAATTGCCCCACATATTCCAGAAAATCATGCAGGGATTAAAGAGTTAACTTTCCAGCAAACACCAAATTCTATTGTCTGGATTGTCATGGGCGATGGTGCAGTTTCAAGTATCACACTAAACCGTGATCAGGAAATGAATGCTTGGTCTCAGCATGATTTTGGTGGGCAGGTATTGTCTATTTGTGCCTTACCGACGGGCTTAGGTGAGGACCAATGCTTCATGCTTACTAACCGTAATGGCTCTACAGTTTTGGAAGAGTTTAGCGAGTCTGCACAGAGCGATTGTGAATTTGATATCAACGTTACTAATGGCGTTGGCTCTATTTTAAATCTTGATATTCAAGTTTTAGATAATCCACTGGTTAATTTTAATAATACGGATGGATATTTCTATTCAACTTACACAATTGATGGCACCAGTATTGAGCTACCTAGTACCGATTTAACCCAAACTATTCATCTTGGGCAGACGTTTAAAACTGAAATCGACCTATTGCCACCAGACTTTAGCCAAGTACCAACAACCGCAATGTTTCATAAGATTCAGGTGCACGAAATGGCTATTTTTTTGAATGCGTCTGTAGGTGGATATATCAATGGTCAAGAGCTATCAACCAAGTATTACAACCAATCAGCGTTCGTAAACTTGCCTTACACTGGCTATGTAGTCGATTCATTTGTTGGATGGCAATCATTACATGAACTTGAGGTCAAGATAACACACGACAAACCTATGCCTTTACACATGCAAAGTATCTCTATGTTGGTATCAATTAATGAGAAATGAGATGCAAGTACGGGCAGCAAACCTAAATGATTTAGATACGCTTGTTGATTTCGGCAAGCGTCTCACTAAAGAATCGCCAATCTTTTCAAAACAAGGATTTGATGAGCAAAGCGCATCTGATCTATTCGAATATTTAATCAAAAAACATAACTCAATTTTTCTAGCCTTAGATGAATATCAAAATCCAGTGGGCACAGTCATTGGTGTTATTGAAACGGACTGGCGAACAGGGCACAAACTAGCTTTTGAACAGGGCGTATACGTTCTTCCTGAGTACCGTAAGTCAAATATTGCCAAGCTTTTGGTAAATACTTTCATTGGGTGGGCACAGCTTAAGAATGCTGACCGTATCCAAATTGGGACTATGACAGGCATTCATGCCGATAAAACAGTAAAACTCTATGAAAGCCTAGGTTTTAACTTGATTGGCTATGTTCTTGAGATGGAGGTTTAAGCATGTGTAATGGTGGAGCAATTTCTTCAGGACTTAAAGCTGTAAGCGACATATCAAATTCGGTAATGGCAAACGCTACAGCTAAGGGTAATGCAAAAACAATTCAATCCGTTTCCAAAGTTCAAAGCAAAAAGATTAAAGAACAAGGGCAACGTGACGCATCAAGTGCCATGGCTGCGGCGGCTGAAAATGGCTTGGATGTAAATGTAGGTGCGCCAGTTGTAATCAGTGATGAGATTATCTCGGATGCTTCTTACAACGCCTTATTAAACCAAATGCAGGCAGGTTATGCGGCTGCGAATGTACGCCGACAAGGTAAGGCACAGCGCAACAGCTATGGTATGAGTGCTGCTAGCAACATAATTGATTCTGCTGCTCAAGCTTATGGGTGGAAATAATGCGTATTCCTATTTCTCGTGGTCGTGAAGCACCACAAGCTCAAATGCAATCGTTTACGCCTAACACTGGCTTAGCCGAAATTGGCCGTTCTATTGGTGGGGCAATACAGGCACGTGATGACCAGCAGCGTCAGCAAGAAGTTACAGCTAAAAACCTTGAGCTTTACAACAATCAGCTTGCAGAAAAAGAAGGAAAGTTGAAGCTTGATGAATCATTATCTACTGACTTCAATGACAAAGTGGTGGACATTAAGAACCGCCTTGGTAATGGTGTAATCACTACACAGCAAGCCGATGAAGAACTTAACACTTGGTCGAATGCTAAGTTTTCTGAGCTACAAAACAGCTTGCCGGGCCACGCTCAAGAAGATTTAAAAAAATACTGGGATAGTAACGTAACGCGCCAACGTACTTCGTTCTTGCCTTTACAGTTGCGTGCAGATGAGCAAAAAGGCGGGGTTCTAGCTGATCGGTTCTTTGATGTGGCTACTCGTATGGATCGTGAAGCAGGCAAAGAATATCTTTTAAAAAACATTGTTGGCTTGCCATTGTCTGAAGCTCAGAAAAATGAGCTCACAAATAAATATGAAACAACACGTGACATCACAGATATTAACTCGCGTATCACAACGGCAATTGCACAAAACAGTGTTGAAGGACTTCAAGAAGTCGCTACAGGTCTAAAAGACTATAAGTTTATTGATGGGTCGGCGGTTCAGAAGTTTCAAACTGAAATCCAAAGTAAGATCACTACACTGCAACAACGTCAGCAGGTGCAAGAGAACAAGCGTATTAACGAAGCGGAAAAGGTCGTTAATGAGTTTATTCAAAGTACGCTGACAGGTCGTCCTTTAGACTTGAAATATCAAAATGATGTCGAACAGGCAGTTAAAGGTACGCCTTCTGAGGCTGAATACCAGTTTTATAAAAAACAATCTGCTGATTTCATGCGGTTTCAAGGCCTAACCACTGATCAACAACTTGCTGAGATCAACAGTCGTAAAGCAAAGATGAAAAATAGCTCATCCGCCGATCCGGTAGCAGAAAATAAAATTCTAGCTACCTATCAAAGCATTTATGACAATAAGCTTAAAACAGCTAAGGAAAACCCGACTCAAGCTCTACGTGAAAAAGGTATTGAGCTACCGGAAGTAAACCCATTAACACTAAAAGTTAACCCTAGTGACTTTGCGAAAAACATTGTGACCATTGGTTCTTATCAAGTAGCACAGCGTGATAAAGACCCAAATGCAACAATCAAACCTATTCCTAATGAAGCGCTACCAGCAGCTAAGCAGGCATGGGAAGCCGCAAGTGTAGATCAAAAACTAAATTTAATTAGTTCTATGATTGAGCAAACCAAAGGCGTAAAGGATGGGGTAAAAATTTGGGGTGCTGCATTGGGTCAGTTAGGTGGAGGTAACTCAAACTATGTTATGGCAGGCGTAGCCAAAGCTAATGGCTATAGATCAACGGAAGGTCGAGAACTAGCAAACTCTATTGTTATTGGTACTCAACTTTTAAAAAATAAACAGTTAATCATGCCAAAAGAAGATGACATGAGAGAGGCTTTTAACAAATATGTTGGCCAGACATTAACTGGTACTAATGCTAATAATGCTTATGAAGTGTTTAAGGCAGTATATGCAGATACCATGAACGAGCGTGGTTTTAGCCATAGTTCAAAAGATGAAGCGCCTAATAAAAAAATTCTTAACACCGCTCTAGGCATGGCTACTGGTGGGGTATACACACAACCAACTTCATTCAGAAACTACAGAGGGGATAAGGTTTCAGATTGGAAAGTAACGAAACCTTATGGAATTACTGATGATGCCTTTGAAGCTCAACTTGAAAAGGGTTATCAAACTATCTCCAAGCAAACAGGAATTAGTGTCAATAATTTAAAAGAGTTCCGCTTACGCCAAGGCAAGCCATCAAGTACAGGTGCAATTCAATACGACCTGATTAACGAGCGTGGGCAGCAATTGGTAGTTAAAAATGCTATCTGGAGAATCACGATGGATGGGGTGACTAAATGACTTGGTATGACACATTTGCAGATGATGAGCAGAAGTCAGTAGAAGAGCTCCAAAGAAAAGGGATTACTGGCAAGCCAACTGTTCAAAAGGATGTTGGTATTTTCGATGGCGCTATCTCTTCACCTTTTCGCGGCATGGCAATTGGTCTTAACAAAGTTGGTGATGCAATTTCGGCACCGATTGATGCCGTTGTAGACCGTGTTAGCTATAGTCTGAAAGACGTTTCAACAAACGAATTTATTGAACCGTATGAAGAGTTCAAGGCTAAGCGTGAAAAGGCCCGCGACAATCTGGTTTATGGAACTATTGCTGACCTAGAAGACAAAGACAATACAGGCATTGTCGGGAATATCGGTGTCGGTATTGGTGATTATCTCTGGCGTGGTGCATTAGGCGTTACAACAGGTGGCACATTAGGCGCAGCCACTTTAACAGGTGGTTCAACTGGTAATTATGTTTACACTGATTTAACCCGTAAAGGCGTAGATGAAAACACAGCTTTGAAAGTAGCTGGTGTAAATGCTGTAGGCGATGCGATTGGTACTGCTTTACCTATTGGTTATGGCTTTAAAGGTTCAGGTGGTTTAGTTGCCGATGCTGCATTGTCGGTTGGTGGTGCCACTGGCTTAAACACTGGTATGCAATATGCAAGTGAGCAGCTTCTAAAATCTAAAGGCTATGATAAGCAGGCTAAGCAATATGAAGTTACAGGCGAATCAGTGGCGACTGATTTGCTTATTAACTCATTAATGTTTGGTGGTGCGCGTTACTTAGGTTCCCGTCAAAATAAACTAGACCAAGACGTTGACGCTGAAATTAACCAGCTTAATTCAGATGATTTTGAAACCCGTAATGATGCGCTAAATGATGCTCTGGTGAAAAATAGTTTTGAGTTTGAAGATACAACTTTACCTGTTCAAACTACAGACCCAGTTCAGCAAAACAAGCACTATCAAAACCTGGATGCTGCTACGGAACAAATCTTAAAAGGCCAGCCAGTTAGTGTGCCTAACACGGTGCAAGGAGAGCCGCGTAGAAACACGATTGATTATGCAACTAGCTCACTACCTACCAATGCAAAACAGATTGCACTACGCGCAAAACAAGACGGTATAGACCCTAGTGTTGCTCTGACAATTAGTCATATCGAAACAGGCGGCAAATTTAATCATACAGCGCAAAACCCAACATCAAGCGCTTATGGCCTTTTCCAAGTCTTAGATGACTCTTGGAAAAACTTAGGCGGTAAAGACCGCAACAATGTTGATGAGCAAATTCGTATCGGCTTAAAGCACATTAAGCAGGCCAATAATTACATCCGTAAAAACTTAGGTCGTGATCCAGTTGCACATGAGCAATATCTAGGTCACTTACTTGGTCCGGGTGGAGCCGTTAAAGTTCTTAAAGCTGATCCTAACCGCCCATTAATTGATGTAGTGCGTTCGTACGATGCTAAAAATGCCGATGCTATCGTTAAAAATAACGGTATGTCTGGCATGACAGTTGGCGAAGCTATTAACAAATGGCGCAGCAAATGGAACCAGTTAAGCTCACGATATGGCGGTGAAACAAGCACAGCCCATGGGATGGATGGTTCAAGCTATGATTTCGCTTATGAAGTGAAAGATTGGGCTGATTTAGTAGCATCTAACGACCAGTTATATGGTGTGAATCCGCTTTATCCAAGTGAACTACAGCCACGTGACCGAACTCGTGAAGCATCACGCCAGCAAATTGAACGTATGGCCGATGACTTAAAGCCTGAATTGCTTGGCGAATCCTATAAACTATCAGACGGTGCGCCGATTATTGGCCCCGATAATGTTGTTGAATCAGGTAATGGCCGTACATTGGCTATTGGCCGCGCTTATGATAATGGCCGAGCAGATGCATACCGAGAATTTGTTCAGAATTGGGCGAATAGTAGAGGCATGGATATATCCGGTTTAAATCAGCCTGTTTTAGTGCGTACACGTCTTAGTGATGTTGACCGTGTAGCTTTCTCCCGTTTAGCCAATGAAAGCGATGTGGCGCAATTCAGTGCAACTGAACGCGCTATGAGTGATGTTGATCGTCTACCAGACTCAACACTACTAAAAATAAATAATGATGGTTCAATCAATATTGATGGCTCTATGGATTATGTCCGTAGCTTTGTAGATCAATTGCCACAGTCTGAGCGCGGATCAGTTATCACAAGTGATGGTCGCTTATCTCAAGAAGGTAAACGCCGAATTGAATCAGCAATCGTACAGCGTGCTTATGGTGATTCAAATCTTGTAACTCGGCTATCTGAAAACCTAGATGATGATAGTAAAAACGTTCTAAACGCCTTGCTCCGTGCGGCTCCGCAACTTTCACAGCTTAATGATTTAGTGAAACAAGGTGGACGCTTTGAGAACACTATTTCTCAAGACTTGGCGCAAGCTGCACAAAAGCTTACAGACTTAAAAGCAAATGGCTTACAGGTTCGTGACTATTTAAATCAAGGCCAACTTATTGATGATGGATTAAGTGATGGAGCAAGAAGATTTCTTGAGGTCTTTGATAATAACCGCAAGAGCGCAAAGGCGATTAGTGAATCCATTAACTCTGAGATT